TTATGAGCCCATCTGCAGTCAATCAGATTATGGGCCTGATGAGTGTCCGCGGAGCTGAGGCTCTGAAGTCTCAGAAGATGGTTTCATTAGTTAATCCAAAGTTGTCCCCAACACAGCGATACCAGTATAGACATGACTATAATGTTGGTGACATAGTGAGTATCGATGGCGAGTATAATACTACCACTAAGATGCGTATTACTGAGTATGTAGAGATCTCAAGTAAAGAAGGAGAAACTGGGTATCCTTCTTTATCCGAACTGGAGGAGAGCTAATTGTTTAACTTATCGAATAAGTCGTATGATTTTATTAAGAACTTACTGACTATAGGACTTCCAGCTGCTTCTACGTTGTATATTACTATCAGCCAGCTTTGGTGGGGAAATTACAGCCCTGAGGTTGTTGGAACGGCATCTGCAGTTGCGACGTTCTTAGGTATAGTTCTAAAGATTAATACAACGAACTTCGCTAAAGAGAACACTATGGTTCCCGATAGTCAGATTGCTGAGCTAGAACGTTCACCGATTGGTGTTACGTTGTCCGATATTGCTTCTTCGGCTGAAGGTGGTCCGAAGGCTTAGTCTCAAAAGGGGTCTACATGGATTGGGATCAATGGGGGGCCCTCATATTCACAGGCGTATACACGATTCTTGCATCGGCTGGTTTTTGGAAATTCTTTTCTCAACGACAGAAAGAGAAGGATGCAGAGATTCAACTCTTATTAGGGCTCTCGAGAGAGATATTCCACTACATTGGTGCCACATATATTGATCGTGGATGGGTCTCTAGTGACGAATATGAAAACCTCATTACCCATATTTATACCCCTTATAAGACTTTAGGCGGGAATAGTACGGCCGACAAAATTATGGAAGAAGTCAGTGAGCTTCCTTTTCGAGCCAACTCAAGCCCGAAGCCTTTTGATGAAAGGGTAATGAGGAGAGCATATGACCCCTATGATGACGATGTCAAGAAGGCGAAGAGACGTGATAATATCGAATAAGCTCTACGATTTTCTGAAAGCGTTCACGATGGTTGTGTTACCAAGCTCAGCAGCGGTTTATCTGGGGTTATCGCATGCTGTAGATCTTCCTTATTCTCCCGGAGCGGTTATAACGACTTTGGTTGTTGGTGCCACTCTAGGTATATTCTTGATAATCGCGTCAAAAGAGTATCACGAATCAGATTCACATTATGATGGACGAATGCTAATACGTGAGAACGAGGAAGGCGAATTGAGGTATTGTCTAGAGTTAAGTGACGAACCCGAATTACTCCAACTCAAGTCGCGAATCCTCTTTAAGGTTGTCAGAGAAGTCGAACCGGAATATCCTAAGGTCTCATAGTTAGTCGCAATAGCTACAACTGCTATAATGAGACCACAGAAGGAGAGACGATGTCGAAATTGTTCGATAAGAGTGACCCCGATGGACTGGACGTTCTGATCGCGAAAGTGACGGAGGAGTTGGAGGCGTGTGATACGGACGCCGAGCATTACCCCGTACTGCTGTCATATTTGGAGCGACTCAACAAGCTGAAGGCTGAGAAGAAGCCTAAGAAGATGAGTCGTGACACGATGGCGGTGGTGGGGGGAAATCTGCTTGGCGTGCTGATCATCGTCGCTTACGAGAATGCACATGTGATCACTACGAAGGCCCTAGGGACGCTGATTCGAGCGAAACTGGACAACTGAGAACCAGAAGGGGATCAAGCACAGAAGCTGTGTGGGACTTTAACGAGTTCTACACAGCTTCTGTGTTTTCGCCATATTTACAAGGACTCCAAATTTTTCCCGGGGGGATTTTTTGGGTTCGCATATTCTACAAGCCCTTTAATAGGAGACACAACCAAGGAGACAAAGATGAATAAGGAAGAGCTGAAGGCGAAGTTCGAAGAGAACCCAGTCGCGGCCATCGGAGCCGTCGGTGTGGCACTCGCAGGAGTAGCCAAGCTGATCGACGCCGTGAGCGCGATGCAGGGACGTCGAGCCTACGCCCGTCAGGTCGCCTACCGCATCAAGAAGAAGGGCTGAGTCAACGGAATGGAACCTGCAATGGGTTTCATTCTTTTTCTTATTTGAGGAGATTATACGATGAGTGATATTACCCCAGACTGGCAAGAAGTGTTTGACGACGGAGTTGAAGCGATTCGGGAAACACTTCGAGATATATTGGAAGATCTATCCATTGAGAGTGACTTACATGATATTCAGAGGATTCAAGAACGGTTAGATCTCTGTAGTGATATTCTCAGAGATAGAATATCATGTGAACTAAATATCAAACATGATTTTTGGGATGATGGAGAAGACGAAGAGGACTCTAGCTAACTCGCAAAAATTACAATTTATAGTATGAGAGGACTGAGATGCAGTTCTTTCGATTTTTCAACCTCCGAGATCGCCAACAAGAAAGGTAATTAACATGAAGGAAAAATTTAAGCAGTGGGCAGATGATAATTGGGCCCTTCTGGTGGCGGCTGGATTTGTGATGACTGCCACGGGCGTTGTTGCATTGAAGGTCATGCAGTCCGGGCCTGGGTCACTGTCCGTGGTCTCTGCTGACTACTTGAAGGACGTGATCGTGGTGTATCTCAGCGATGGTAGCATTGAGCTACTCACAAAGGAGGGTTCCAAGATCCCTGAGAAGGCTGCTGAAAAGCTGACCGAGCACCTGGTTGGGCAGGTCAGTAGTTAGCAACCAAAGGAATGGGGTCCTACAAGGGATCTCATTCTTTCTCCAGTCCGCAATTTTTACAACTTATATAATGAGAGGCAAACGTCATTAGGCGTTGTAGTGGGCGTAAGATCCACACCTCTTTATATTTTTGTCATCCGATAAGGAGCGACATGGCAAGGCAAGCACGACTGTATCGTACCGAGTATATTGGAGATATTATCATGAATGGTAGTAGTAGGAACTATGGTTGCCTAAGCTTCATTGGAGATGTCGTGATGACGCTCCTAACCGGTGGGCTCTGGCTCATCTGGGTCTTCGTCCGGGAAATGAGGAACCGATGACCTGGCCGCATATCTTCATGAGCATTTTCCTGGTGCTCGTTTTCTTCTTCTTTATCGTTCCTGCCATCTATTGGATGGTTATGGATATCTACGTCTCAATCTGCGAGAAAAGAAGGGCTAAGCTCGATGACGATTGATAACCATATTCGACGTGTTGGGCAGCTTGCCAATCGGAATGCGCCTGTTCTGCTTACGGCTGTTGCTATAACTGGTGTTGCAGCAACCGCATATTTGGCGGCGAAGGCGTCATGGAATGCCCGTGAGGCGATTCAAGAGGAAGAGAGTCAGAACGGTGTTCCTGACGACGAGGATGTGAATGCCAGGACGATTCGTAGGGCTAAGCTGGTCTGGAAGCTTTATATTCCCCCGGCGGTTGCAGGAACAGCCACGATAGGATCTGTGGTCCTTGCGAGTCGCTCACACAGCAAGCGTACAGCAGCAGCTGTTAGTGCATACGCAATAACGGAGAAGGCATTCGTCGAATACAAGGGTAAGGTCATCGACGAACTCGGAAAACACAAGGAACAGAAGATCCGAGATGAGATGGCCGAAGATAAGTTGTCGAAAAGCCCCGTTAGTGCTCAAACGGTTATTGCTGGTAGCGGAACCGTGTTGTGTTGCGAGTTGTATACAAAGCGATATTTCATGTCTGATATGGAGACGCTACGTAAGGCTCAGAACGACGTAAATGCTAATGTAGTGACTGACCTATATGTGACGTTGGATACGTTCTACGAGAAAATCGGTCTCCAACCCACGTCCCATTCTGGGGAATTAGGGTGGGATTCCGATAAACTTATGGAGCTTGAATTCACATCAGTTATATCTGAAGATGGACGTCCATGTCTGGCGTTTGAATACAACTATGTGAAACCCATCTAGCGCATATAATACAACGCATATAATAGAGGACAAACCAAAGGGAGGTAAAGTTATGGAGTTAGAAGACCTGATTCCGGATGAACCTGACGAACCGCGAGTGCACATCGTTGTGAAGCTCGTACTCGGCGCTCTTGCCGGGTATGCTGCTAAGGAACTGGTGACGCATCTGTACGATGCAATCAGGGAGAGTCTGGACTCGGAGGAATCTGAGGAAGACGAGCCAATCGAGGCATAGTCCTCAAAATCGAAGTTCTTGCTTCCGAGCAGGGATTTCGATTTTTCTAATGTCGTACCAAAACCATACAGAGGAATCAGTAAATGCTCAAACAGGATATTACTTATGAGGATCTCGAGGGTAATAAGATCACCGAGACCTTCTATTTCCACCTGAATAAGGCTGAGGCCATCCAGGTTCAGGCAATGTTCTTTGGCGCAAGCCAACAGCGCTTCGAGGAGGCCATCAAGAAGCAGGATCTTGTGGTCCCGATTAATGCTATTCTTGACGTTATTCTTATGGCGTATGGCGAGAAGAGCGCTGACAATCGTACTTTCGTCAAGACCGATGAGAATCGGCAGTGGTTCAAGAACACGAACGCTTATGGCGAGCTGGTTGAGCTGCTCTCGACAGACGAGGGGCGTCTCATGACCTTCCTCAAGGGCATCATGCCCACAGGATATTTGGAGGAGGCAGCCAGGGTTCAGGATAAGCCAGCTATTCCGACCCAGCAGGGGTTCAATATTCCTCCCTATAACCCACAGGGAAGCTGAAGGGAAGTTACATGACGGACTACCGTGGTAATTCGAACAAAAGTAAGGAGCCGAAAGATGAGCGGGCTCCAATTGAGAAAGTGGTCACGGGAGAAGTCAAGACCCGAAAGAAGCCTCTCGGTGAGAGGATGAAGGACGTCTTCCTTGGTGGGGATGCTCAGACCGTTGCCAGATATGTAGGAGCTGAAGTTCTACTTCCAGCGCTTCGAAACCTACTTGTCGATGCTACTACAAAGGGAATTGAGCGGATGGTCTATGGGGAATCTTCGTCTCCAAGACGTGCTCCAGACTATCGTCCTCGAACGACGTACAATTCGCCCATAAATCGAGGATACAATCCAGATCCTAGGTATGGTGGACGAGCGAATCTTCCAGATCAGCCAACATATTCCACAAATCGATCAAGCAATGAGTTGATTCTGAATTCAAGAAGCGAGAGTGAACTCGTTTTGGAATCACTTCAAGACATAATTGATAAGTATGATGTGGCCTCTGTAGCTGACCTTTACCAGCTTGTTGGACTCCCAACGGCATATACAGATAACAAGTGGGGTTGGGCAACTCTTCGCGGATCGGAAATCCGACAGGTGCGTGAGGGATATTTGCTCGATTTACCACATCCAGAACCGTTGTAGAAGGAGATCTACAGTTGTCCAATAATCTCGAACGTGAAGAATTGAAGAAAGCATATTCTGGAGAGAAGTGGACAGCGAAGGTAGACAAGATGTCCGACTCTCAGGTAACAGCAATTTATATTCGACTCAAGGCTCAAGGAAAGTTAGGGAGGTAGGAGTGAAACTCATTCCTAATTCAGTTACTCGATCTGTTGCTACGGCAGTACTTCGTAGCCGTAAGAACTCACCGCATATTCTATTCGGTCTCGGTGTGGTTGGCGTCGTTGGTGGGACTGTATTGGCCTGCCGAGCGACGCTCAAGTTGGACTCGAAGCTTGACGATATTCAGGACGGTATTGACACCGTCAAGGAGATGAAGTCCAACATCGAGAATCCAGAGTCTGATTACACCGAGCGGGACTATTACAAGGACCTTCTCTATGTCTACGGACGTGGGGCTGTTGATATTGCAGTCCTTTATGGCCCGGCAGTTGTTATTTCTGGCGCATCAATCGCCGCATTAACCGGGTCTCATGTTACTCTGACGAAGAGAAACACGGCATTAACTGCCACGGTCGGACTTCTGCATAAGGCCTATGAGGACTATCGTGGTCGAGTTAGGACTGAGCTTGGTGCTGAGCGTGAGCTTGATATTTACCACGCTGTCGAATCCAAGATTATTGAGACTGAGGATGGAGAGGCTAAAGAAGTTCTGAAGGTTGCCGATCCGAATAAATTCTCTCCTTATGCCCGATTCTTCGATGAATATTGCACCGCATGGGAGAAGGATGCAGAGCTTAATCGTCTGTTTGTTCAGCACCAGCAGAACTATTTGAATCATCTCCTTCAGTCTCGTGGTCATGTGTTCCTAAATGAAGCATATGACGCATTCGGAATGGAGCGGTCTCGTGCCGGAGCCATTGTCGGTTGGTATCTTGGTGGAGACGGCGATAACTACATCGACTTTGGTCTATTCGACGTCTATAATAAGGACTTCATCAATAACCGAGAGCGATCGATTCTGCTCGACTTCAATGTTGATGGTGTCATATTTGACAAATTGTGAGGAGGAATCATGAATATTGATTTTGATGGTCTAAGAAATAGTCCATGGGCTCTTCCTGTTGGGGTCGGTGTCGCTGCGCTTGCTGGCGGCATCGGAATTGGTTATGTCATTGGAGCATATCAATGGAAGCAGATTGCTGATAAGGCACGAACCGATCTATACGAGACTTCAATAGAAGAGGATTCTGTCCAAGAGACAGAAGAACCCGAGTATGTCGTTGTCATAAATGACGACGTAGAAGTAACTAGTGATCCAGTATTTGTTCGTTCTCCAGAGGAGATCCTTCCTAAACGTGATCCCTCTGAGATAACAGTGGATCTTGAAGTTCAACAGCGAATCGATAATATGATCGCAGATGGGGTTCCTCTGAACGAGGTTTACGCAAAGATCCAGAACAGAGAGAAACTTCCCGTGAACAACATCTTTCAAACGAAAGACGATCATTGGGACTTCGATGAAGAAGTGAAACTTCGTATGGAGAAGAAGATTTATGTTCTTCATCGCGATGAATTCTTTGACAACGAATTCGACTTTGTTCACACGACGCTCACTTATTTCAAGGTTGACGATATTCTCGTAGACGATAGGGAGGTTCCAATTTACAACTATTCAAATGTTGTCGGCGATCTTCTTTTCGGACATGGATCTATGGATCCAAATGTTGTCTATATTCGGAATGAAGACCGAGAGTGCGAGTACGAAGTCCTATTAGATCATGGGAGTTATGAGGTTGAGATTCTCGGTCTTGATGACTCCCCAGAAGAAATAAAGCATTCCTCTGGAGTAAGAAAGTTCAGATGGGATGACTAGAAATGGACGAGTCACTTGAAATTCTATATTTTGAATGGCTCTATGCAAAGATTCACCTGGTAGAGATTCCCTATAATACATATTCTAAGCTATTGCACCTGTTGTATACAACAGAATTTGTGTGGTTATTACCTGGGGATGATAACCGGATGGAAGATGGTAAAGACCTACGATTGGACTTCATTAGAGAGTCTGGTTTGGCTTTGGATACATCTTGGTTTGATGATGGTTGTTCAGTGTTGGAAATGTTGGTTGGGTTTTCTAGGCGAGCGAGTTTCCAGACCGATATCCCAGAGCAAACATGGTTTTGGCGGTTCATATCTAATTTAAGACTTGCCGATTCGACCGACGATGGATTCGATCCACAGGACGTAGAACTTATCCTATCTGACTTTGTGTGGAGAACATACGATTATGACGGGTTTGGTGGGTTATTCCCACTACAAGATCCTAGAGAAGATCAGCGAGGAGTTGAGATTTGGTACCAATTCTGCGAATATATTATTGAGAACGAAACTTCGATCTAGTGAAGGGAGGGTTTGTGGATTTCTATAGGATAGTAGTTAAAGAAAATAAGAATGGCGCTCCACAGATCCGACCGGACTGGAAGGTTGGCCGCTCTAAAGATCTGATGACCAGAGGTGGGTCTTTCTATGCCGTATGGGATGAAGAGACTAACCTCTGGTCGACAGAGATATATGACGTCCAGCGCCTTGTTGATGCTGACTTGTATCGTTATGCGTTAGAGCTAGAAGAGAGAAATAACATAAGGTACGATGTTCTGACGCTTGAGTCGAATGGGACAAGAATCTGGGATGAGTTCCAGAGGTTCCTTCGGAATAGTAGTGGAAACAGTCAGAATCTAGACGAGAAACTTACATTCCTCAATACTCCAGTCAGAAAGTCTGACTATGTCAGTCGTAGACTACCATATGCTCTTCTCCCTGGAAGGATGGATGCGTGGGATACGATTGTTGGGACGTTATATTCTGAAGAGGAACGTGAGAAGATTGAGTGGGCTATAGGCGCAGTTGTTTCTGGTGAGTCTAAGAAGATCCAGAAGTTTCTTGTATTCTATGGTCCTCCTGGAAGTGGTAAATCGACAATTCTCAACATTATTCAGAAACTCTTCGATGGATATACCGCGGTGTTTGATGCCCGAGAACTTGCTGGTAATAACAATAGTTTCGCAACGGCCTCATTCAAGTCAAATCCGTTGGTAGCGATCCAACACGATGGTGATCTTTCCAGGATATATGACAACACCAAACTGAACTCTATTGTCTCACACGAAGTGATGACAATCAATGAGAAGTATAAGGCGCCATTCGAAGCTAGGTCAAATGCCTTCTTGTTCATGGGAACAAACGTTCCAGTTAAAATCACAGACGCAAAGTCTGGTGTTATTAGGAGACTGATTGATGTTGTTCCTACTCAACGGACGATTGATCATGATACCTATCATATTCTCATGGACCAGATTGGTTTCGAGTTGGGCGCAATTGCTTATCATTGTCTGGAACGATACAAGGCAATGGGGGCAAATTATTATTCTGGCTATCGGCCCACAGAAATGATGCTCCAGACTGACGTCTTCTACAACTTCATTGAAGCATATTTTGATGTGTTCAAGGCCGAAGATGGTATAACTCTAAAGCGGGCCTGGGAGATGTACAAGGAGTTCTGTCAAGATACCGGCATTGACAAGATGCTGGCACAGTATAAATTGAGAGAGCACCTTAAGGATTACTTCGAAGAGTTTCATGAGAGATTCTGGTTGGATGGGGGCGATGTGCGTAGCTATTATAAGGGGTTCAAGCATTTAACACCATCTCCGCCTAGAACTGATCTACCAATTAAGATGGATCATCCATATTCTATTCAGTTAGAAAACCAGCCATCATTATTCGATGAGTCATATTTCGACCAGCCAGCACAATATGCCAACGAAGAACTGGCTCTTATACACATCCGACGCCGCCCACGATAGCCAGAGTGTCGATCTCGGCTGACACATTCACATATAAACAATAACCAGCATAAACCGAAGCATATCCACTCAGATTCAACGAAAAAATCTAACTATACACTACACACACCCGG